AAAGCCAAAGAATGGAGTGCCGCCTACTATGAGCAGGATGCTCCGGTTGTAACGGATGAGGAATACGATTCCGTGATGCACGAGATTCGTGATATCGAAGCGGCACATCCTGAGTTCGTGACCGCTGACAGCCCTACACAGGTTGTTGGCGGCAAGCGTGTTCTCGGTATTCCGGTTGAACACCGTGTACCGATGCTTTCTCTGCTTGATGTGTTTTCCGATGATGAGGTCCGCAGCTTTGTGGATTCGGTGAAAGCTGAATACTCCGATGTGACCTTCTCTGTGGAGCGCAAAATCGACGGTCTGAGCTTGTCTCTTGTCTACGAACGTTCTGACGATGGTCTTGCCTATCTGACCCAGGCTTCGACGCGCGGTGACGGCCATGTCGGTGAGGATGTGACCGCCAATGTCGCAGCCCTCACTTGCCTGCCTCGCAGCATCGAGCTGCCCAAGGGTATCGGCAAAATCGAACTCCGTGGCGAGTGCTATATGTCGGAAAAGGACTTTGAAGCAGCCAATGCAAAGCAGGCGGAAGCAGGGAAGAAGCTCTTTGCGAATCCCCGCAACTGCGCTGCTGGCTCTCTGCGTCAGGCTGACCCGTCTATTGCACGGGAACGCAATCTGCAGGTGTTCGTTTTCAATGTTCAGAGCGTCAACAATGGTGATGCAGCACAGTTCAGCCCGTATCATTGTGACCAGCTGAACTATCTGCGTGACATCTGCGGTTTTAAGACCACCTATTACGCTCATTGCAATGACATTGATAGCATCTTGGCAGCCATTCACGACATTGAGGAAAAACGCTATGATATCGATTACCCGATTGACGGCGCAGTCATCAAAGTCGATGAACTGAGCATTCGCCAGAAGATGGGCGAGCGCACCAAAACCCCGAAATGGGCTATTGCATACAAGTATCCCGCAGAGGAAAAGGGAACTGTCTTGCGCAACATCCAGCTGCAGACGGGTCGTACCGGCCGCGTTACTCCTGTTGCTGTCTTTGACCCTATCCAGCTTGCCGGAACCCGTGTGGAGCGTGCAACGCTCAACAACGCCAACTTCATCAAGACTTTGGATATCCGTATCGGTGACACGATTGTCCTGCACAAATCCGGTGACATCATCCCGAAAATCACGATGGTGGAGCTGGAAAAGCGCCCGACAGACGCTGTGCCTTATGACATGGCGAAGCAGGTCTGCCCCGTTTGCGGTGCGCCTATCGCACCGGTCAACGGTTCTGTGGACCTCTACTGCACCAATGACGCTTGCCCGGCAAAGACTGTGAATCGCGTTATCCACTTTGCCTCGAAGCCCTGCATGGACATCAAGGGACTTGGCCCTCAGATGATTCAGGACTTGGTTGACAGCCGGTTCATTGAGAACCCCGTTGACCTGTACTGGCTCTATGAGGAGGAAGGTGAACTGACCAACATGTATGGCGCGAAGATTGCCAAGAAGGTTCTTGCTGCCATCGAAAAGTCCAAGGAGCAGAATGCCGACCGCGTCCTCAAGGGCCTTGGCTACCGTCTCATCGGCGGTCATGTTGCTCGTGCGCTGTTTACTCAATGCAAGGCTACGAACGGCAACCTTCTGACACTGTCCACGCTCAATGTAGATACCATCAAGGAGTACAACATTCCCGGCTTTTCTGATGCTATCTATGCTGCGCTCGATGCGATGCTTTCCAGCACTGAATTTACGCAGGAAGTCAATACCTTGCATGATGCCGGTGTCAATCTTGACTACCATGCTCCGGCAGGTGCCAATGATGAGTCTGCGCCGCTCGCTGGCAAGACATTCGTTATTACCGGTACACTGCCTTCCATGAGCCGCGATGAAGCCAAGACTTATATCGAAGCGCATGGCGGCAAAGTCTCCGGAAGTGTCTCCAAGAAGACGAGCTATCTCGTTGCCGGTGAAGCTGCCGGTTCCAAGCTGGATAAGGCAAATTCGCTGGGCGTGCCCGTTCTGAGTGAGGACGACCTCAAGGCCATGTGCCAGTAAGGAGGTCTTGTGGTATGTATGACTTCGACCGCATCGTAAAAGCTGCGGAGTCCTGTGACTTTCACGACGCATTTGCCTCTGACATCAAACGCTGTGAAAATGCTCTTGGCATGGGTGGCCTCATGGCAATCAATGCTGAATGTTGGCTTGATGTCTTGAGCGCCATGCCGGACGCTGAAATCGCAGAATACGTCCGCACCAAGTACAAGCCCGGTCTCTTGAATCCGTTCAAGGGTACGTCGCTTTACATCAAATCTTAACCTCTTGCCGCTTGCCCTTTACCGGGTGGGCGGCTTTTGCTAATATGTGCGAATCGCGTACACTAAAATAATAGAAAGAAGGTATCAATAATGAAATCACATGAAGCTCCTGTTACCGAAAGCATGCAACAATGTATCGACTATATCAAGCAGAATGAAGATGAAATCGCAGAATATGTGAATTCGCTTTTTCTTGCTCAGAAGGATGTAATTAGAGAGCAGCTTTTGGAGAGTTTGGCAGCAATGCTGAACCCCATTCCCACTCATTATGAATGGCGCAGCAATGATTGCCCGTATGATTATTCTGGTGAATTGTACGAAGATGGAAAGGTATCTTTGGAGCAGACTGTTAGTGAATTTCTCGAGAGCGAATATACTGGTGCAAGCCGCGCAACCTATGTATCTCACTATGGTCTATCATATAACACATATGGGGATAGCCTCTCGGACGACACCCTTGAGATTGGCTGCTCCATTATGACCGATGGAATTAAAGATTTCGTACAGAGGAATGCAGGGATTCCGTGTGAACGATTCTCCCGTGAAGAATTTTTCGACATCAAAACCGAATGTAACGAATTTGACCCGATATACGACGAATGCCGCGCCAGCGATTTCTTTTGGGCTACTGCCGCTGTAGAATTTGCAGGCATTGACAAAATGACTTTGAAAGAAGTTCTCGCCGCAGTATAAATTGTCACGAAAGCCGTTCACCGTTTGGTGGACGGCTTTTTCTTTTTGACATTTTTTGCGATTTCCCGATAATAGTGGAAACACCCAAAACAACGTGGAAACGTGACGACGCCTTGGCTAGTATCACCTCAAACTATACGGTAAAAGCTAATCTTACTTCCGGTGATTGGAGCGGCACGGTGTCTTTTGCCTGCACCATTTCAGGAAACTAAATATCCGGTCTTCTAAATTGTACGATGTGCCGTATATATCATTTTCGTAAAAACTTGGTATTTTGGGTTGACGGCACGTGCGATACCCATAGAATAGATAATGTAACAGAGATATCATTGATTTGCCATAGTTCATATACCTCCTGGAAGAAGGACAGATGCCCATATTGGGTTTCTGTCCTTTTTCTTTTTGAGGATTCCCGCAGATTTTCTGCGTTTAATATAGATTCATCCCACGGAATGTGGACTTCTGACAGCCGAAGGAAAGGCTGATTATATAGAATTGCTATGCTAATCAACATAGCACGCGTACACAGCGTCAATGTGTTTATATAAATGTTCCTGCACGCGAACGCCGCGTTAAGAGCGTATTTATATATACCGTATAACAATTACAAACCTTCAAGGAGGACTTTACCATGATTCGAAACATAATTTAGCGAGTAGACGCCATCATCAGCAGCCACGAAGCCAAAGCCAAACAATATACAGCTGACTATGGTTCATTCGTTCACGGTCTAATTAAGACCTAGCTGAGCAAAGATGGTGTGATACTCGCGCTCCTGCTGGAGCAAGTGAAACTGACCGATGCCGCGAAATTTCTGCTGCTTTTGGCAGTAGTATCAATCGCTGGCGCATTTCTTGTCAAGAAAGTCTTCAAAAATTACAGCCACATCAAAGGATTGGCCGAAGACTTTCTGAAATCAACCGATGTTTTCGGGGCTATCAAAGAGGCAGTTTCTGATATTGCCGATAGCTCCTGCAAAACAGACAACAAAAAAGAATAATTACATCCCCATATATGGGGCTTACTTGCTGTGGAGATAAATTCGAGAGCAGCACGGCAGCCCCACGTTACGGGGTTATATTATGGCTAAGAAGAATAACAACGTCACTTTCAACGTCGGCATCACCAACCATTACTTTGACGCTATTTCGCGCCAGAAGTTACCCATGAGCGATGCCGCTTGTGAGCCGGTTGATAATGCCATCTCTAATTGCAAAGATGCCATTAACATCTTGGTCGCGATTGTGAAAGGCCATGCCAAAAACCTAATCGGTGTGGTTATTGCCGACTGGGGCAATGGTATGTCTAAGGAAAAGCTGCCGGAAAACCTACAGTTTGGCAACGGCCACAGCAATGAGGGCCCGCTGTGCATCCATGGCGTTGGCCTGAATAATTTCATTTTGGTTGCCACCCGCAACAAGTATCCCTGGTTCATCGCTTCCAAGCAGCCTGGAGAGGACAGCTATCACCGCGTTGACGGCCCGTTCGCCACGACCATGACGATGTCCGAGCAGGAAGAGATTCCTATGGCAGATGTCGTTATGCGTGAGCAGTTTAAGGCTCTTGGCGCTCCTTCTACCATCATCTATGTGGAGATGGACAAGGCTACCGCCAGCACCATGCTGACCAAGAACGGCAGCTGCGCTGAGAGCCGGGTCACCAGCCTGAACGTGCTGCGTACCTGCCTGGCTGAGCACTTTGGTGTCAAGTACCGCAATTACTTGGCACCTGACGCTACCGGCGTTGCTCCCGCCCGTATCCTGATTCCTGATTTCCATATGGCGAATGGCAAGACGTGCGATGTGCTCGTCAAGCCTATTTTCCAGCCGTATAAGGAGAAGCAGAAGGAAAAAAACTTCACTGTTGACTATGATGGGTACGAGATTCCTGTCAAGGTTGAGTGTGGTCAGCTGGATACGGATGCAACCAAAGGTGTTGTTACTGGTGGCTATGACTTGAAGCATTTCTACCAGAACAACATGCTTACGCAAGGCTTGGATATCCAGCTCGGCGAGCGTGTTATCGCCACCGCTCAGTTTGATACCATCTGGGACAAGGCTCGTCACCCGGCCTTCAACGCTTTCACCGGCGTTGTTGCTGTTGATATTTCCGGTCTGCCGCGTGGGTTCTTGAATACCCTTGCCAACAAGTCGGATATCGACCTGAGCGACAAGGGATGGCGTAAAATTTTCGACGCTATTGCCGAAAACGTGAAGCCTCTCGAAAGCGAGCCTCTCACTCTTGAGAAATATGCGCAGGATTTTGCAAATCGGCTGGTTGCAGACACCGGGAATGAAGTTGAACTCCAGTTTCCTCTGTACGCAAACCGGACTCGTATCGACGTTCTGGAACACATCGATGAGGCCCACTGCAAGATTTATGACTTCATGAGCGGCGTTGCTACTTTGAAGTCTGTAACCGAGCTGCGGACTCATTGGGATGGCATGGTTGCACAGGGCATTCAGCCTGTTTCGGCTGTGATGTTCTGCAATAAGCGCGGTCCTATGCTCAAACATACCTGCGACGAGATGAACACTCTCGTGCAGGCTATGAATGACGAGGACTTCTACATGACCCTCGAAGCTGCTGGTGGTGATGCATCTAAGATGCCGCACTACAACTTCGATGTTATTCTTGACCAGAATATTCCCGTCAAGAAATAAAGGCACTTGCCGTCATCCGAAAGGGTGGCGGCATTTTTTGTTGAGCTATTGCTTAAACATCAAGATTCCTCATGTGGAGTGTAGCGTTTTGTACCGATATATGCTATAATTGGCACAAAAAGGAGGAACCGACATGGCAGAAAATAATAACAACGGTGGCAAAAACACTAATATCATCACCAAAATTAACGATACCATTTCCAAAGTCCTGGGCGATTTCCCGCCCGTTGTTCAGACAATCGCAAAAATCGTTGTCTTCGGTGGGCTCATCCTGCTTATCGCCAAAGCCATCGGCTATATTTTCCCGGTTATTGTGAACGTTCTTTTCAACCTCTTAGTCAAAATCGTTGGCTTCTGCATTCTGGCAGCCTTTCTTTACGGCTGCTGGTACGAGGTAAAACTGCAAATGACTCGCGATGAAAACTCCTTCCTGCTGAATGAACGACTCAAGTATCAGAAAAAAGAATACGAGGAACGTGAGCACAGAAGACAAGAACGAGATAACAGACGATAATACATAATCATACATAGGCTGTCCAGCTTCGGTTGGGCAGCTTTTTTTATTTTCCTGTTGCAGGCTCTTGCGAATCGTATACCATAAAAAGTATGAAAGGAGTTTATCATGAAAACACTTGAATCCTTTTTTAGCAGAACTGCACAGTTTGGCTTGCTCATTTATCTGACCGGCTGCTTTGGCCTGTTGATTGTTTTAGGCGCTGCAGTCGCAAAATGGCTTAAACTCATCGACGTAATTCAATATATTGCCTTTGCTTTTGGACTTGGACTCCTCACTTTGCTTATCGGCATGGTGGGTCTCTCACTCCTCGGCATTAGGGGTATTGAAGAATTTTAGTGGAATGACCCCATCCCACTAAGTTCCTTCAATATCACAGGCGGATGTACTTTTGTACATCAAGATGACGAGCTGCACTTGTACGGTTTTCCCAGCTTGCAACCATGCGAAGGCGTCATCTAGCCAAGGGAAACACAACCTCCTGCTTCGGCAGGAGAGATTTATCGTAAAGGAGGTGGCGAATATGTCCACTGTTTATGTACTTAACAAAGACGGTAAACCTTTGATGCCTACGACTCGCGGCGGACATGTGCGCCACCTGCTTAAAGAGCAGAAAGCACGAGTCGTAAGAGCAAAACCGTTTACCATCCAACTGCTGTATGAAACCAATGATGTAGTGCAGCCCCTATATTTAGGCATTGACCCTGGTAGAACCAATATCGGCGTTGCCGTTGTTAAAGCAAATGGAACGGCAGTCTTTACGGCACATCTGGAAACTCGCAACAAAGAGGTTCCAAAATTGATGCAAGACCGTAAAAAAGCCCGCCGTGCAAGACGCACAAACGGCAGACGTTGTCGCCGTCAGCGGAGAGCTAAGGCAAATGGCACCATTTCTAAGAAGTGCGTGAAGCAAGATACTGCTCAAAGTAAGAATCCTAGCAAACGTGCAAAAGAAATTGGCATCATCAAACGTCGCCTTCCGGGTTATAAGAAAGATGTACTCTGCATTGGTATTAAAAACAAAGAAGCAAAGTACACCAATCGCACAAGACCGGAAGGATGGCTTACGCCTACCGCGAATCAGTTGCTCCAAACACACATCAATTTGGTGAGAAAAATGCAAAAGTTCCTTCCTATCAGTGATGTTGTGCTTGAAGTAAACAAATTTGCGTTCATGCGGCTTGATAATCCTGACATTCAGAAATGGCAGTACCAACAAGGCCCACTCTACCAAAAAGGGAGTCTTGAAAATGCTGTTTCTGAAATGCAGGAACACCATTGCCTGTTCTGTGATAAACCCATCGACCATTACCACCATGTAGTGCCGCAATCCGAGAATGGCAGCAACACCATTGCCAATATCGTTGGTCTATGCGCGGAGCATCATAACCTTGTTCATAAAGATGCTGCCTGGCAAAAGAAACTTGCCGAAGAAAAAGTTGGACTTAACAAAAAGTACGGCGCTTTGAGTGTATTGAATCAAATCATTCCGGCACTGACGAATAAATTGAGTGTGCTATTTCCAAAGCACTTTTTTGTGACAGCAGGAAAGAGCACCCATGACTATCGTGCAGCGCACGGTGTAAGTAAAGACCATTGGCTCGACGCTTACTGCATTGCTTGTTCTGTCTTGCCGAGCAATGTCTGTGATAGCAACATCAACAATCATATGCCGTATGAGCTTAAACAGTTCCGCCGTCATGATAGAAGAGTGTTAAACAATGAAAATATGAACCGCGTGTACACACTCGATAATAAGGCAGTTGCTATAAATCGGCATAAAGCAACGGAACAAGAAGCTGCCAGCCTAGAAGAATTTCGCAAAGAGCATCCGAATGATGTTTGCAAGCTTAAAGTTAAAGAGCACCATCCAACATACAGAAACATGAACCGTAACTATCCAGGAAGCATATTTCTTGTTGGAAAGCATGTTCATATAATGCAAGGAATAGCTGGCTCTAAAGACGGAAAAGCAACAACATACAAAGACTCTAACGCAAACTCAATAACGGCGAGTAAATGCAAATTTGTTGCAAAAAATTCTGGCATATTGTTTGTGTAGTATGAATTAAAAGTAATAAAACCACGAAAAATCTTCAATAGCCGCAAAACCGCAAACATAAGGAGGCAAAACACGTATGAGTAAAAAGATTATCAATATCACCGCAGCTGCCATGGCACTCGCCGTGACACTTTCCGGCTGCGCCACAGCTGTGGTTCAGGAACGGAAAGACCAGGCAGCCGCAGTAGCAAGCGCAGAAGCAGCACAGGCTGCCGCAACAGCAACACCGGAACCGACAGCAGAACCGACCCCGGAACCCATCAATGCCTGGTCTTTGTTGTCGAATCTCCCGGATTTCACGCCCGGCACGCTGGACAATCCTGACACTACCTGGCCGGACGGTATTCCGATGGGGCAGAGTCCTTTGTCTTACGATGACGGCAGCAAGTTCTATTCGCTGCGCAGCGTTGATACCGGCAAGACACTGGATATCACGGACGTTGCATTACAGGATGTACGGGATTTGCCTGTAAAGGGATATCTGAAATTGAACGAACTTGAAAACGGTGATACAGTCATTGGTGAAATCAATGCAGAATCCACAGGCGAAGGCGTAGAAAAGGAAATCAGTGATTTTTCCATTCACACTGCCAGCAAGGATGACGGCTGTGACTATTATCCGATTGGATATAACGGCGGTTCACTGACCTTGATGCTGGACGGTCGTGCAGCCAATGATGATGGCATCAATATCGGCGATGCGTTCCTTAACGGTCTCTATTATTCGTCTGTCACTCCGGACAAATTCGACGGCTATCCGACCGACGGAGAGCCGGAGGAACAGTTCAACTTCCTGTATGGTTTGTTTGGCAATCCGTCCGGTCTCTACTGGACAAACAACGATTCTGTCGCTTTCAATTCCAGCAAGCAGTATCGTACCTTTGAAGATTTCCGAGATGCAGATTATGATGTTGAAATTGGCGGCAAGAACTTCTATCTGGTTTGGAACTATGACGGGTATAGTGTTGTTGCGGCGTGCAACGATACCTTTGACAGCGCTAACGTGAAGGGCACTACGATTCAGGATATCTACTTGTTCCCGAACATGACAGAAACCAAGTACCTAGTCGAAAATTCCGGCAGCCTGATTAGCGGTTATCTGGGTTATGGTGAAGTTCCCGTCATCTTGACTGGTACATACGCATCAGTCAACAGTGATTCGACTGTCGAACAGGATACAAGCGCGGAAGAAAACACCGACGCTGAATCTGGTGACAATTCCACGGCGGACGAAAACGCTGAGTCCAGTTCCGATGATAACAGCAACAGTTCGGAAAATTCCGATTCTTAATTCTAAAAAATAGTTATTGCGTATTCGTGCGAAACGCATACAATAAAAATTGTATGATAGATAACAGCACACATACGCTATAATTTCACAATTCTGAGAAGCAGACTATCCGTTTGGAGGTCTGCTTTTTTTGTTGGAATTTTGCGGTGCTTTGCTGACGTTTATCGTAACTAAACACTACAAGGAGAAAGAAAAATGACCGTAACAAACACTGTAACAGAAACAGAACACTTAACTCCCCTACGTTCCGCTGTAGAGCACATCAACTGGAATACTTTGTACCAGCAGAAAATGGCTCTCGAAGAAGTCTCTGACATGCTCTATGCCAAGAGAAAAGAGGATGACACGTTTGGCAAGGCTTCCGCCTGGCTCGAAAGCGTCATTGCACTCATGGAACGCTTGGGGGATGCAGCAGAAGAGGAAGGAAAGTTTAATTATCCCGAGCGGGACGAAAACGATGAACATCTGGATAACAGGTTCAATCATGTGTTGAATCAGTACCCGGATGTGGATATCTGACCAGTTCATATCAGGAGGACAATGATGCGGATTAACAGCAGTTGTGTGCTTCACAGCACCACGAGTCTCAACGCAAGAGTTCTTCCGCTCATTGGACGGGTCGGAACTCTTGAGCTGTCAAGTGGGCAGCCACTCGTATTCAAAACAACAACACCAAAGCAACAAGACGTCCTGCGTACCAGCACAGTAAAAGCTATTGGCTTTGCAGGAAGCAGAATTTTTGTCAAAACCGAAAGAGGAACCCAATACACATTTGAATTCCAATAACACCCAAGCGGCCACTAATCTCATTTTTTTATAGATTGGCGGCCGCTATTTTTTTATCAATTTGAAAGGAAGTTTTTATCATGAATTTCATCAATGCCGCCACCAAGAAAGAACGCACCCATGTAGAAGAAATTATCAAGTCTCAGCCTGTTATGCCTCATGAAGGCATAACTGCCACTGAGATTGGTATTTGCGGCAAGCAGAATCTTTTCATGGACGTTTATCGCCCGGATAACGATGCCGAAAAGCATCCGATTATCATCGATATCCATGGCGGCGGCTTGATTGCTGGCCGGAAAGAACAGAATCAGAACCTGGCAACCTGGCTCGCTAAGGAAGGCTATCTCACCTTTGTACCGGATTACCGTCTGGTCCCTGAAACCAACATCTTTGGCCAAATCACTGATGTCATCAATGCGTTTGCTACTGTAGCTGAACGTGCTGAAGATTTCGTTGGTGACTTGAATCAGGTCTTTGTAGTTGCCGACAGTGCTGGCGCATTCCTTGCCTGCATGGCAAGCTCTATTCTCCGCTATCCTGTCAAGATGCAGCCGGTAGAGGACGAGCTGGAAGAGAACGTACCCGAGGCAGCCAAGAAGCTCGTCATCAACGCGATGGGCCTGCAGAGCGGTATGTATTACATCTACAAGGGCCAGGTAGGTTTGCTTCAGAACTACTATATGTCTAAGGGCTGGAAGAATCACAGTTATGCTGAGTTCATCAAGCCTGAGACCTATTCCAAACTCATCCCCCCGTGCTATATCTGCACCGGGAAAAAGGACTTTCTCAAGAAACAGACTTTTGGGTTTAAGAAATGCCTCGAAAACGAGCGCGTTCACCACGACTACGGGTTTGTTTCCAAGAGAGAAACGGTCCATGCTTTTGCAGCGCTCTATCCTGAGACTGAATCTGCAGTCGGTGTGAACCGCGAGATGATTCGATTCTTTGACACCTTCAAAAAATAACAAGGAGCATATTTTATGACTCACAACGAAATGGTTCATGGTCTTTGCACGCAGGAAACTATTACCGTACAGGACTTTGCTGAACTGATACGATTCACGCTCGATGCCAATGAAGAAGTCATCTACGACGGATGGATTAACGTCTACGTCCCTATCTGGTTCGATGCAGACAAAGCATTTGGCCTTGATTTGAACTCAGAAGAAAATGCAGATTGGATTAACATGTACATTGACTGGCATCCGGACGATACCATTCGTACATACATTTCCTACTGCAACAATTCCACCGATGACCCCGACTTCAATCTCGAAATCATCATGAGCCCTCACCACCGGGAATTGTTCAATGCGTATTTCAAAGAACAGTTTAAGGCGGTTTATCACATGAGTGTCGAAGAAGCGTGGGCTAAATTCGGCACCGAATAATATAGTGAGGAGATATATCATGGCACGTAAAGAAATCAAAATTTTCATGGACGCCAAGGAAGCTGCCAGTTTCCTGAAAACTATCGATTGGTCCTGGCTGTTCGGCTTTCTCAGTGAGCGCTATAACGTTTCGCTCAGCCCTCACAAAGAGCTGAAAGACAACGGCGCAGCAATCATCAAGGTCGAATGGCCTGATGAACTGATTGAAAAGTGCGGAATGATGGCTGATGTCTTCTCGTCAGTCAAGCTCGTCACGTTCGATTCGTATTTCAAGGAAATCGTGGAATACGATGAAGATAAGTTCAATGAAAAACGTGAAGCATGGTTTACCAATCCGACAAAGACGCTCAGCTATCTCGATTGCGATGGTGTCGTCAAGGAACGGACTCTTGCGCTGAACATCTCCCTTCGCTATACGCTGTATGACGGAGGCTACAATTTCGCAACACTGCTCCACGCGGTTTATTCCGATATGAATGGCTGGACGGTACGGATGGAAAAGGAGTAATGACAATGGTTGAAATGGCATTTAAGGTGAATCCCGGCACCACTTTCTACAAGAATTATTTTTCGACAAAGGAGGAAAAAGCGCACTTCGTTGAAATCGCGAAGCAATTCTTCGACAAATATTTTCCCGGTGAGAAGTTCTCGTATGTCTTGAATGACCGGTTGACGGTCGAATTGACACCAGAGCTGCTCGCCAAATACGAATCTCAGGTCATGAAACGCCGTGACCCTCACGGTTTTGTCATCTTCAAACAGCGTTCGCCAATGAACTGCCTGTGGGAAGATGAGGTCTGTAAGAACGTGAACGGCAAGAAATTCCTTGCCAACCAGTTCTGGTGGGCCGACTTCAACGGTTTTGGCCGCATCACTACGGAGCTGTGGGATGATGAGCAGGGAAATATCTACGGATATTATTCCTGCGAATATGCAACTCGCAGCACCAAGGTTCCAGACACCGTTACGCAGATTAAGCTGAGTGAATATTACGCGGCTTACGAAGCATACACGGAAGCCAAAAAAGCAACTGCTGACGCCGCTGCTACAGCTTGACGCTGCTTGCGATGCCGGTAAAATTGTGAATGTACGATAGATAGCATCTGCGTATTTCAGCGCTCGTGGGTATTGAAGAGTTTTAGTGGAATGACCCCATTCCACTAAGTTCCTTCAATATCACAGGCAGATGTACTTTTGTACATCAAGATGACGAGCTGCACTTGTACGGTTTTTCCAGCCTGCAACCATGCGAAGGCGTCATCTAGCCAAGGGAAACACAACCTCCTGTTTCGGCAGGAGAGACTTATCGTAAAGGAGGTGGCATATATGTCCACTGTTTATGTGCTTAACAAAGACGGTAAGCCTTTGATGCCTACGGCTCGCGGCGGACATGTGCGCCATCTGCTTAAAGAGCAAAAAGCACGAGTCGTAAGAACAAAACCGTTTACCATCCAACTGCTTTATGAAACTGACGATGCGGTGCAGCCTCTCTATTTGGGCATTGACCCCGGCAGAACCAATATTGGTGTTGCTGTTGTTAAAGCAAATGGCACGGCAGTCTTTACTGCACATCTGAAAACCCGCAACAAAGAGATTCCGAAGTTGATGCAAGACCGTAAAAAAGCCCGCCGCGCAAGACGCACCAATGGCAGACGCTGCCGCCGCCAGCGGAGAGCTAAGGCAAATGGAACCATTTCCAAAAAGTGCGTGAAGCAAGATACTGCCCAAAACGGCAGTGTCAGCAAACGCGCAAAAGAAATCGGTGTTATCAAACGTCGCCTGCCGGGTTGTGAAAAAGATGTACTCTGCATCGGTATCAAAAACAAAGAAGCAAAGTACACCAATCGCGCAAGGCTGGAAGGATGGCTTACGCCCACCGCAAATCAGCTGCTGCAAACACACATCAATTTGGTGAAGAAAATTCAAAAGTTTCTTCCTATCAGTGATGTTGTACTTGAAGTCAATAAATTTGCGTTCATGAGGCTAGATAATCCCGATATTCAGAAATGGCAATATCAGCAAGGACCTCTCTACCAAAAAGGGAGTCTTGAAAATGCTGTTTCCGAAATGCAGGAGCACCACTGCCTGTTTTGCAAAAAGCCGATTGACCATTACCACCATGTAGTGCCGCAACATAAATACGGCAGCAACACCATTGGTAATATCGTTGGTTTGTGTACAAAACATCACGACCTTGTACATAAAGATTCTGCTTGGGAAAAGAAACTTGCCAAAAAGAGCACTGGACTCTATAAAAAGTACGGTGCGTTGGGTGTATTGAATCAAATCATCCCGGCACTAACAAAAGAATTGAGTTCCCTTTTCTTAGAGCACTCTTTCATCACAACGGGGAAAAGTACCTACGATTATCGTGCAGCGCACGGTGTAAGCAAAGACCACTGGCTCGACGCTTACTGCATTGCTTGTTCCGTTTTGTCGAGCAATGTTTGTGATGGCAATATCAACAATCACGTACCGTATGAGCTGAAGCAGTTCCGCCGCCATGATAGAAGAGTGTTAAACAATGAAAATATGAACCGCGTGTACACACTCAATAATAAGGCGGTTGCTATAAACCGGCATAAAGCGAAAGACCAAAAGACTGTCAGCTTAGAGGAATTCCGCAAAGAGCATCCGGATGATGTTTGCAAGCTTAAAGTAAAAGAGCACCATCCAACATACAGAAACATGAACCGCAACTATCCGGGAAGCATATTTCTTGTCGGAAAGCATGTTCATATAATGCAAGGAACAGCTGGCTCTAAAGACGGAAAAGCAACAAAATACAAAGACTCTAACGCAAACTCAATAACGGCAAGAAAATGCAAATTTGTTGCAAAAAATTCTGGCATATTGTTTGTGTAGTGTGAATTAAAAGTAATAAAACCACGAAAAATCTTCAATTGCCACAAACTGACACAATTAGGCAACTAGGCAGACTCATCACCACGATGGGCCTGCCTTTTTTGTTTGCAGAAAAAGGAGAAAAAATATGAACACAAAACGAATCAAAGAATTGGCTGCACTGACCGATGGAGAACTCGCAAGGAAACTTCTCATTCAGGAGTTTGGCAATGACTCTGAAACCCATTGGGGAAACAACGCACACGATGAACGTGTGATGGTTACTATCAATCCAGACGGAATCGCTCAGAGGACCTGGGAAGCCGACCATTGGGTTCGCCTTGACGAATTCGACAAAGACGGTTTCTATGCCCGTGAGATTTACGAGGGAAAATGGGTCGATGAGCCATTGCCCAAAAACGTCATTGCACGAAATGTCACAATTGCTGCACCGGAACCTATTCAGCAGGAATCCAAAGACACTGAAATTTTTCGAGCGGCACAAGTCCTGTGCAAGCAGCTGACCGGAGATGACACCTTTGGATGGAATCCTGAGCTTCTTGCACAGATTGCGGATTGCACGGCAGCTTTGCTTGCCACCAACGGAATCAGCTCTCATTTTCCGAGCGCCAATACTGAACCCATCTGCTCTTGGGAAAAGCCGGTCGTCGAATATCAGCGTCCGGACTACGCCCTGTAGTATGGTACTAACTACTAAAACGAGGAGGATATCATGGCAAATAACTATTTTGGTGTCGTTCTGACCACCAAGGAACACGATAAATATCGTCTTGTAGTATACCGCTACAAGGACCCTGGCATCCCTAATACCTGCCCGATGCGTCAGCTGCTTCGGGCCATTCACAAATTTCAGCAGGAATACGCTGAAATTCACCGCGAACATTGCAGCCGTATCCCGCCTCGCAAGTGGTACGAGCTTGGCAGAGTAATGCCGAGTATCGTTCTGCGGAAATACGGCCTGGAAAAGCATCGCGAGATGTCATTTGAGCCGAGTCGCGTGCCTCCAGCTTCTGCGCTGAAACTCATCCCTGGTGCGACCGCTTCTAACTGGAAGCAGTACATCTGGTACGTTGATGGTGATGTGACGATGCTTGGCTAAACACCATTGCACATTCGTGCGAGACCCATACAATTAGAATTGTACGATAGATACCATCAAACCTTGACGGTTTTCTTTCGCACGATTCACAATTCTGCAAGCAAAGAGCAGACTCGCCGCATCGGTGGGCCTGCCTTTTTTGTTTGCGCAACTACAAACAAGGAGTGTAAAATCATGAACAAAAAATATCTGTTTGACAAAACCAATGTCATTGACCTGTCCAAGCTCTACGCTGAAGACTACAATGATACCATGTTTTACTGGTGCAATTCTTGCGGGGAAGTGAATCTTCCCGGAGACGTTGGCATCGTTCTACACACGGAGGACGAGCTGCCTCCGAAAATCAAAAGCATCTTTGAGTACCTGGAATGCGAGCGCAACGAAACAAATGAATATGCCGTCACCGTTTGCAACAAAAGCGGCATTCTTTTAATGGCCCTGTATCCGTGCCGGTTCGTTGCGGATGTACTCAAGATTGATGAAGAGAGTGAGAAGGCGCTGGACGCTACCGAACAGTTCGCCTTGAACCTTAAAGGTTTTGGCAACAGGCTGACTGCAGAACTCAAAGAAATTGACCCGAACTGTGAAGTCATCCTGGGCATCCATACCGACCCGGAAGGTCCGGAGTTTGGCGTTTTTGTTCCGTTCTTCGAGGATGGGCAGCCTGTCGCGAACAATCTTTCAGGCATCCGTAAGAAGTTTAACAAGATTGCTTATTCCGACGTGGTATGCAATCTCATCCGTAAGGAGGCATAATGTTATGGCTGACAAAATGATGAAAGCAGAAGAAATCGCACGAGCATTCTTGCACGAGATGAATCCCGTCAACTGGAACGGGCAAGGCGAAATGCCTGCTGGTGTGGATACACGTACGCTGTCGTTCTCCACTGACCTTCCCGATGTTCGTCTTGAGGTTTCTCTTGAACTCGCAAGAGAAGAAGGCAATACTTTTCAGTGGGAACACTACTGTGAGCTTGTGCAAGAAAGCTCCAACACCGTGATTGAATGCGCTCATGGGTACGGTATCAATTCTGTACAGAATCTTGCCGATACCATTAGTTACCTGCTCCAGGTGAATGCCAAAACAATGTAAGGAGGCTTGTAGCCAATGACCATCAAACACCCCATTGCCGGTAAGCGCACCGGTTACTTTGACGAGAATGCCACCGCTCTGAATGTTGGCGATACCGTGGTGCTCTTTGGGCAGAACGGAACAAAGCTCCCGTTCGTCAAGAGAATCGATAACAAGGAGGTTATTTACGATGACAAAAAAGCTTGCTGAGTCCTATAAAAACGCTTATGGATTCTGGGAAGTTACCACGGAAGGAGACTGCGAAGGTCGGTCTGTCAATCGTATCGGTGTCTACGAAGGCTACATCGATGAAATTGCTCTGGCATTGGCAGATAGGTGCTATTATTCTTTGCGCTTTCGTCCCATCAACCCGCATGCTCTCGATATGACGCCAAAGCGCAAATCCGTTGAAGTTTCTTTTGATGTTGGGTCAAATACATGGGACATGGACAAGGATGGTATTGTTACAACCTTCAAAGAAGTGCTGAAAGACCGTCCTGTCTATGTTCGTGAAGGTCGCTACTTCGGCAGCGTAAACATCTCAACCGAAGAAGAAACTGATGAAGAAAAACGGCAGAAAATTCTGAAGAAACTTTCTCCTGAAGAACGCCGGATTTTGGGTATTGAAGAGTAAAAACCATGAAGGAGAGTATTAAAAAATGTTAATTGACATGTCTAGGGAAGGCTTCAACACCGGTTTTGAAGATGAAAACGGCAATCCAATTCTGGTAGGAGACCAGGTAGAATTCTGCGGCGAAATCGGCAAAGCTGATTATTGCTGCGGTGCGTTTGGCTTCACTTTTGAGCACGGTGTGCCCTGGGATGCTATCGAACAGGTAGTGCGCGAAACCACTGGAAATGAACCTTGTTTCCTGTACAATGACAATTTCGTCAGTTTCTGGGAAATCATCTGGAATCTGTGCGACGGCGCGGATGACCGCGTGTTGCCGAATCCTACAGAAATCGACTAATAGCATTAAGCCGTCTGCCTTTTGGTAGACGGCTTTTTCTTTTCTCTTGCGACATCGTGCGAATGGCGTATGATGAAACTGTACGATAGATACCAGCAATCGAAAGGGCATCCTGCCTTTCGTACAATTCACATTTCGCTTGAAGGCGGACTTCCCGATTGGGAGGCCCGCTTTTTTGCGTATTTACAAAAAAGGAGTGCAAATTATGTTTATCATCACAAAGACTTTTACCGATGACGAGGGGCATCTTTACACAAAGGTGAATCCAAAGCAGTATTCTACCCCAGGAGAAGCCTACAATGCCATGCGTGAAGATTACCTCAATGAGCTCACGAGCCGTGGCCTGAAAAACAACGGCGGTTCCAATGAAGATGGCGAATCCTGCCCTGGCGGATACATCATCGGCGATGAGGCACAAATCTACGACTATGCCCAATACACCCCGTATGAACAGCTTCTTCCTGCTGTTTTGTTCGGAGTCCATCGGATTGGTTAAGGAGAATCGCAATGGCTAAGAAAAGTGCAAGAAAAGAAATCACAAAAATCAACCAAAAGCAAGCAGCACTCGAAGGCTATTCCTACGAAAGAGCCTATCATACCGCCAAGCAGGCAGGGGAACCATCCTACCGATTTGCTGTCGGCGATAAAGTACAGGTGGGTCATCTTCTGAACTGTGTTGTTGACGAGGTTCTGGAAGGTGGGTACATGTACCTTATCCGCAGTGGTGCAAACTGCAATGACTATTCCTGCTGGGCCTGGACAAATGTTCGCCCGCTGGATGATGACAAAGACACAGAATTTGCAAAGCGTGACTCTGCATTGTCTCGTCTGCACTATTCGAACCGCAACATGTATTCCCTTCTCAACTACCATTACCTGTTTGGCGTTGACTTCAACCCCGATTATCAGCGTGGTTCTGTTTGGGATGAGGAGGACAGGGAAAAGCTGCTGGACAGCATCTTCGCAGGTCGCGAGATTGGCTGCTTCGTTTTCAAGCGGTTGCCATTTACTGAGACAAGCAAAGACGGCAGCTATTACGAAATCGTTGACGGCAAACAGCGTATGCTGACACTGCTCGCTTTTTATGAGAATCGATTCCCGTACAAGGGTGTGTTCTACAACGACCTTTCATTTCTGGATAAAAACTGGTTCATGGATGCTTCCATCAGCATTGCTGAACTTGACCAGAATACAACCCGTGCAGAAGTCCTGGAAGTTTTCCTTGCTCTGAACGAAGGCGGTAAGCCTGTCGCAAAGGAAGTTCTCGACCATGCACGCGAGCTGCTGAAAGAAGAGAAAGGGAAAGGGAAAGCATTATGAGTCCTATGTTCAAGCAAGCAGTCGGAATGACCGAAATCTATGCAAAAGGAATCGCAGAGCTCTTCCTCGTTCGCTGTAATCCCTATCATTGGGATGGTAGCGGGGAAGTCCCTGACGATGTCAAATTTGATGTGTACAAGCGCAAAATCGATGAGACATACGATGGCTGCACGCTCGAAATTCAGCTTTGTAAGCCCGATGGCTGTCTTTGCTATGCGGCGTCCGTCCATCTGTATGAAGGCGGATTCTGGACGGGACACGGAATTGGCTGCTTCGACAAGACTGCGATTTGCAATGACCCCGGTTCTGTCGATGCCTTAACCGGCGCTATCATGCGCGTGTGCATGACATACGAAAACCTTACGAATTTCCGCAAGGTTTTTGTCAAGTGCCTTACCATCAGCCAGGAACGAATGAACGAAATCAAGCAGTATACCGATGACGGCAAAGAACAGGATGAAATCGAGTTTGAGTCCGTTATCTTCGCCGATGGTATGCGCATGGATGTGCGCTGCATCCCGCGCCATAATGGGCCTTCCTGGTGTGAGGCAGCTATTTATCGTGAGGATGAAGATATCGTCACGTCTGAGCCTAGTGATTCGTTCTACAACCATTGGGTTTGCCAGACGGCAAACGCCACCTACCATCTTTATATGGGTATTGCTGACGAATAAAACTTGACGCACCTTGCGAACGGCATATCATAGAAATTGTACGATAGATACCAATAATCGAAAGGGCATTTTGCCTTTCGTACAATTCACAATTTCGCATGAAGAGCGGACTTCCCACATCGGGAGGCCCGCTCTTTTTTGCGTCATAACAACAAAAAGGAGTGTATTATTATGAAACTAAAAATCACAGGCCAAATCGATGGCAAATCCGTGCCGATTACCGTACCGATTGAGAAAGTTATCGAAGCATTCTGGCCCTACGCCACCAAGCCTTCTACTCTCTCTGTATCCACGGACCTTGAATCGGACAGCATCAGCGCTGATTTTATGCTTGGCCAGGAAACGAAGGATTCTTATCCCGGTATCTGGCTCACCAGCAAAAACAGCAATACTGGCCGCACCGGTTCCTGGTTCCGTCTGGAACTACCGAATGAAACCAACGATATGGTTAAAGGATTTCTGTACGGTGGTGACGATGCAAAGGAATCTGATGATTATATTGCTACCATTGCAGACGGCATTCGCAATGACAACGATGATTCGAAGCGTGTGCTTTGGGTAGATAAATCGTTAACTCATGTCGAGCCTACGACCAACAACTATCTGAAACGCCAAGGCGCTGTCACCGAAAAGCAGCTCGATGAGTACGACGCTTGAACTGATACCATAAATTTCCCCACCTAACCAAAAATAACAAATAAGGAGAGTAAAACTATGTATCTCGAAACTATTGATGAAAAAGCGTTCCGTTCTTTTCTTTCTAATCCTGCTATTTCCGTTCTGGACGGTAACGTTCTGGATAAGTACAACGGCTCGAATTTCTACCGTTTTGTCCGCGTCCCCCTTTCCGATGGCGAGCATAGTGTCGAGGCATTATTTGGGCAAATGTGCAGTAACTATCCCACCAGCATGAGCAAAAACCATTTTTATGAACAGCATAACCTTGAGTTTATGGCTTATGTTGTGGACCACGAAAAGACCTATGCTGAAAGCTATGAGTTCCTGCGATTGTTTGATGTCACCTCTGCTTACACTGGTCCCCATTCCGCAATGGGTGAGATGACGAAAACGCTGTGGGATTATCTGGAGCAGAAAACAGTTCTCGACCCTGACTATCTGAACACGCCCGAATTGCAGAACGAGGCTTATGAAAACGCTGTCAAACAGTATGTCCTGCAAAAGAAAGACACCGCATTTGAAGAAAGCCTTCGTAAATTTCTTGAGCACATTGATGACACCGCGACCATCGAGTTCTTTGCTAATCCTACCGGATGGGCGGAAAGGGTAGTCAATGTCCTCGATAAGAATCTCACTTCTCGCGATGGCACACCTTTCAGCGAAAGCATCGGGAAAAAATTCGTTGCCGTCCAACGTCTTACCCAATCAAGGATGCTGGAGTTCCAGTCCAAGCCACATTGTTGGGAAAGTGAGTGCCGTAGTTTGTTTGCTGCGACTGCAAAAGCAAAAAACATTCGGCTCGTTATTGAAGCCAATGGAAAAGAAATGCAGGTGCAATATCCTGTTTCCAACCTGATTACTTTTGAAATGATTAAGAATAAGGTCATTTCTGCATGGGCTATTGCATCACGCAAGCTCAGCGATGAGGTGAAAGAATTTCTTGCGGAAAACTGCGCTGACTACAGTAAATACTGGTCTGATATTCCCATGAAGACTGTCTCTCGCATTAAAAGTGGGCGCAAAGTTCTTTGGGAGAATCCTTACTTTGAGGGAAACAGAAAATAATGATAGCCGTCAGAACAAATTGTGCCGACACTTGATTTGCTTCACCAGAGTCCTGCAGAAATGCGGGGCTCTTTTTTTATTGCCAAAATATGCGATTCGCCTAAAATAAAAGTTGTACGATAGATACCATCTACTTGGCGCGTTTTTTTTGCGTTCGTACAATTCACAATTCTGCAAGCAAAAGGCAGACTCACCATCTCGGTGGGCCTGCCTTTTTATTTGCTCAACTACAAAAAATGGAGTGTAAAAATGAAAATCAAAGTCAAGTTCCTGAATTGCTGGCAGGAAAACTATCCCGAGGAAGGGCCGGAAGTTGTTTGTGTTTTTCTCGATGAAGTGAAACGCATAAAGAAAACAACCCCTTCGCACCTTTTGAACGACGCTTTGTTGGATTGCTATGTTCACGATGGCCAGTTTGTAACCGCATCTTATGGCTATCTGAAAGCAGGAAAGCTTGCATCGAAGGAAGAATACCTGCCGTTGCTCACTGAGCTGTACTATGTCGGCTACAAAAAGAATGAGTTGGAAGTCTGCCAATTTGCAAGGATTTGACTTCCAAATCCTAAAACTATCACAACAAGGAGAAAAAATCATGAGTACCACAAATAATATGAATACACGTTTATTCATTGACATGGACGGCACCCTCGCTGTCTGGAAGCAGGCGGCCTGCTTTGAGGACCTGCTTCAGCCGGGGTATTTCAGAGATTTGCCGCCCTATCAGACGGTTTTGGACGCCGTGAAGATTCTTTGCAACACAAAACCAGAACTTGATGTGTATGCACTTTCCGCCTATATGCCGGAAAACCCATATGCGGTTTCTGAAAAGAATGCCTGGCTTGACGCTTATCTTCCAGAAATTGATTCCGAACACCGCATCTTCGTTGCGTGCGGCAGCAGCAAGGCCAGAGCCGCAGCAAACCGCTTGAAGACACCGTGCATCGACAACTCTTTTGTGTTGCTTGACGACTACTCGGTGAATCTTCATGAGTGGAAAGCCAATCGTGGAAGCTGCATTAAGCTCCGCAACGGCATCAACGGCAACGGCGGGACCTGGAAAGGTGAATCTGTCACTCGATTCGATACCGCCGAAAACGTCGCAGACCGTATTTGGAGTATCATCAAAAAACAAATGCAATAAACTAAAGGAGAAATACTATGTTTCCAAATATCAAAATTGTCGAAGCCATCCGCAAAGAATACCCCGCTGGAACGCGGGTTCGGCTTGTCAAAATGGATGACATCCAGGCACCACCTCTTGGTGCAGAAGGTACGGTTGTTGGTGTCGATGATACCGGCAGCCTCCTGATGCACTGGGACAATGGTTCGCATTTGAACATTGTTTATAAAAACCAGCCGGGAAAACCCACGACTTCAGTCGTGGGATGAAAGGCGTCAAGTAAAATAAATAGCTGCTGTCTATCTTTGGATAGGCAGCTTTTTTGTTTGCCTATGCTTGCGAATTGCGTACCATGGATAGTAGAGTCCAACTGAAAGGAGGCTGCTATCTATGCGTCTGGTTGTTAAAACTTACAAGTATAAGCTGTACAACAGTAAAAAGAACAGATACCTGGTGCGCCAGATTGAACTTGCCTCCGAAATTTGGAACTTCTGCATTGCTATGCGGCGCATGTACTATTTGGTCTATGGAAAGAAGCTCAAGGCAAACGACTTGAAAAAGTATATTGCTAAAATTGGCAAGCGCCGCAAGTGGGCACATTGGCACAATCTCGGCAGCCAGGCGATTCAGGATGTGGTGGAACGGGTTGACCGTGCCTATAAAGCCTATTTCGATAATAAGAAAAAGGCGCATCCAAAAAAGAAGTCCCTACCAAAATTCAAGAAGCGTGAACTGTACAAAAGTTTTACACTCAAGCAGGCAGGCTACAAGTTTGAAGGAAAAGGCCGCATTACCATCAATGGCAAAAGGTATCGGTATTTTGATTCTCGGCCATTGAAAGGTAAAGTGAAAACCTTAACCGTCAAGCGCGACAATTTGGGCGACATCTATATTTTTGCCGTCACGCAGGAAGAATGCAATGAAGTCCTTCCACGAGCAGGTAAAGCTGTCGGGATGGATTTCGGCTTAAAGCATTTCCTCAACCTGGATGACGGCAGTGTGATAGATTCTCCTCAATGGTATAAAGCCTCCCTGAAAGAGCTGAAGACCATACAACGTCACATTTCACGCTGCAAGGCAGGCAGTAATAACCGCAAGAAAGCTATCAAGGAGTTAAACCGCATCTATCGAAAGATGTGTAATCAACGCACCAACTGGTTCTTCAAGACTTCCTATCAGCTGATTGGAGATTATGCCATCATCTGCATTGAAGACTTAAATCTTGCGGGGATGCAAAAACTCTGGGGGCGCAAAATCAACGATATTGCGTTCGGTGAGTTTGTTCAAATTCTCGAGTGGGCGGCATCCAACTGCGGCACAGAGATTGTGAAAATCGACCGCTTTGCTCCATCCAGCAAGTGCTGCAGTCGCTGTGGGTACATCTACCCAAAGCTCACACTCAAGCAGCGGCAGTGGGATTGCCCATCTTGCGGCACACACCACGAAAGAGATGTCAATGCAGCTATCAATATATGCCGTATGGGATTAACTCAAATGGGCTACCCTGCGTAAAAATGCTCCTGCGGGTGGGGCACCACGCCGTTACCGAGAGGCGTAAGACTGGGACAGCCAGCGGCCTCGTTGAAGTAGAATCCCACGATTTTAATCGTGGGAGTGTGTCAAGGTTCGGATGAGGTTGAGAAAGTCTGACAAGCAGACTTGCTCAAACGTGCGATTCCACTAAAATTGAAATTGTACGATAGATAACAGCCCTATGGCCGAAATGCGTACAATTTACAATTCTGCAAGACAATCAGCAGACTCACCATCTCGGTGGGCCTGCTTTTTGTTTTCAAACAATAAAAGGAGAAATAATTATGTATTGCATTCAGTATGACGAAATCTGCAAAAAACACAACTTCGAGTTGGAACACGACGCCCATGGTGACGGCGTGAGCCTCAAATACCCAGCTGGTCTTACCCCGAAATGCACTCTTCGGCTTTCTCAAAATCATCTTCCTGAGGAAGTATCGGCTATGGCTGAAAAGTACGGCAGCGACCGTTTTGCCGTGTTCATGTACAATGCTGCAGCGGCAGCAGGGAACACCATCGGTCTTGCTGAGACCCTGGAAGAAAACAAAAAGGTTTCCGCAGCTCTCTCTGATTTGGCGGACGACCTGAAACAGGCAGAGCTGGAAGCCAAGACTTGGGTTTGCACCGACCCTGATACATGCCAGTGGCGACGTCAGGTTGGCGGAACCCGATACGAGCTATACGACATTTTCGAAGCTCCAAATGGCACCTATTTTGTCGTACACGGTGAAGTAGACCCGACCGAGCTTGACCCGGATGACTACGACCAGCTGCTGGAGGCATATTCCGGTTTGCTGGACTCTGCCAACTGTGAAAGCGAACGCTGGGCATTGATTGCTGAGGCGCAGTTTGAGACCGAAGAACTCTCGATGGAGCGCGAACGCTTTTGGACTTTTGAAGGAGCCGAAAGGGCAATTCGGAAAAAGGTTGGGGCTGACGTTTCAGATGAGAATTCTGCGACCGAAACCCGCCTTGATGCGATTCGGAAACTCGATAAGTTTCATCTTGCCGTCTTTCTGAACGATGTTCACAGCGGTGCAAAAGACTTTCCTTCCAACAACATGAGCTGGTGTGACTGGCTCAATAAGCCGGATGATGGTCATTTGTTGGATGTGAAGACTGCTCGATGAAACAAGTACGCGTTAAAGCTGATGATAGCCAAACCATCACTGCTATATATGAATTTCTGCACGACTTGGATAATGAGTATAGCAATTTTAGTAAATGGTACTATAGTACAGTCGTTCCCGAATTGGCAAGTGAAAATCGGATAATTTATACTGTTCTGGACGATGGAAAAATAGTTGCCGTTCTAATACTAAAAGATTCTGATGAAAAGAAAATTTGTACATTAAGAGTAGCTGAACATTACCGATGCCAAGGGATTGCTACAAAATTGCTAAAAATCGCACATCAGGCATTACAATGTACAAATCCACTCATTACCGTTTCGTCAATTCATATCAACGAATTCGAGTTTCTGCTAAAGAAAAACGGTTTTACCCTTTATAAAAAATACGAAAATTACTATAAGCAAGGAATTGTAGAATATGCTTTTAACGGCTTATTGCCTGAAAAGCAAAACAATTGCCGCATGTCGCAAAATGTGGTATAATAATGAAGAGGTGATACCATGAAAATTTACACTCTGATTGGCGGCGTGAATGGCGCAGGAAAATCCAGCTTAACCGGCTCTTTGCGTTCTGAGCGTAACGATTTCGGCATTGTGGTTGACCCCGACAAACTAACCATTCAGTGTGGCGGTGACGAATACGAAGGCGGCAAACTCGCTGTTGAGCGTATCGAGCGTGCCTTAATGGACGGTGTGAATTTCACACAAGAGACGACGCTTTCCGGTGGATATCCCAAGCGGCTTTGCAAACGTGCAAAAGAAGCTGGATATTATATTCGTCTGTACTATGTCGGTCTTGATACCGCCGAAGAAAGTATTCGACGAATTCGAAACCGTGTAGAGCGTGGGGGGCATGATATTCCCACTAAGGATGTTAACGCCCGCTTTTCTCATCGTTTTGAGGATGTCCTCAAAATTTTGCCATACTGCGATGAAGCTAAGTTTTTCGATAATGACAATGGATTTGTACTTGTTGCAGAATATCGCAACGGGCAGCTTCTTCCTATTGGAACATATCGACCAACTTGGCTCAGTCAACTTCTGAATCAAGCCCAATAACATTTTTGCCGTTCATCTTCGGATGGGCGGCATTTTTTCTTGCCAAACTATGCGAACGGCATAGAATAGTTATTGTACGATAGATATCATCTACTAAGGCGCAATCCTGCGTTCGTACAATTCATAATCTGCAAACATTCAGGCAGACTCATCTTCGGATGAGCCTGCTTTTTGTTTGTAAAAGAAAGGAACCAAACATCATGAGCTATGGTTTTGACATGGGCTTTGCGCAGGCGAACAGTTTGCAGGAAGCCATGGCGATTGCGCTGGAATACACGCAATCGCAAATGACCGAAAAAAATATCAGGCAAGCCATCAGGAATAATCGGTATTATATTCCCTCGGTTCGTACCGGATACATTGCGGATAAGGAGAGCAAAAACTGCAGAGCCGATGTACTTGCGGATACCGCTGACCGGTATTGGTTTGAGGCATTGTTTACCTTCCGTTTTCTGTATTGGGAAGAGCACAAGCTGCTCGGTATCATCATGATGCCGCCAGAAAGCGCAAGCGAGAAATGGCCGCTGAGTGTATATTTTCAGAACTCCTGCGACCAGGATTATCCGTTTTTTGAATGGAAGGAAGGCAATATCCCGTTCTTTGCGAACGCCGCCGCAAAAGCCGAAAACTATACGGCGGAAGAAATCCGCGCAAAGTTCGACTACGAAATCGAAGATGAAGACCTCGAATATTATCGGCGCAATACTTGCTACAATGATATTTTTGAGGCACTCGCCCTCGAATCGTGGCTGGACAATCATTGCACGGATGTGCCGTTCGTAACTTTTGCTTTGCAGGGAATTCAGAACGAAGCCGAGCGATACCGGTATCTGCAATGGCTGAAAGCCGAAATCCAATAGCTGGTACTTGCCCCAGTGTGCGAACCGCATAAAACAGTAACTGTACGATAGATACTATCTAAAGCACAATTCGTGTTCGTACAATTCACAATCTGCAAATAAGCGGACTTCTCGATTTTTGGGAGGTCCGCTTTTTGTTTTACTATGAAAGGAGTTTTTATGAGCAACCCAAAAAGACCAGTTTCTCCGGTCGAAGAGTTTATCAAGGCTTTCCATGAGATGAGCGCCCGGTACGGTCGCAGCGAACTCTGGTATGACTACATTGATATGCATGCCATTGCACTTGCGAACACCTGTGATTTGCGGTGCAGAGACACAAGAGAGGAACAGTACAATGCCATCGTCCAGAAATACGATGAGAAGACCGTACAGCAGTTTGCTGTGCTTACCGCCATCACAATGACCGCGCTCTTGGAAAACCCTGAGCAGGATTTTCTTGGCACCGTTTACCATAATCTCGGATTAAGCAAAAGCCAAACAGGGCAGTTTTTCACGCCGTACAATGTCGGACAGATGATGGCACGCATAAACATGCCGGATTCTCTTGTTCTGGACAAGTCCCGTATCCTGCGGGTGAACGACCCGTGCTGTGGTGCCGGATGCCTGCTTCTGGCGGGGTACAATGTGATGCGCGAGCAGTTGGAATCCACTGACCCGGACTGGGACAAGTATGTTCTGTTTGTGGCACAAGACATTGACCCTCTGGTCTGCAAGATGTGCTACATCCAGATGTGCTGTATTGGCGTTCCGGGAGTTGTCGTAGTAGGCAACTCTCTGTTCCCAGACGCAGAGCGGGCACCGACAGATTTTTGGTTCACGCACAAGTATTTTGCTTTGGACGAGAAAGCTCTCGAAAATACATACCAACAAAAAAAGGAGTAATGACAAATGCATATGGTAACCGAAACCCGCCAGCTCCGCGATGGCGAGAAACTGACTGAATTTTTCAACCGCATCGATTGGAAGCCGCTGTTTGAGTTCGTCCGACGCTATTTCGGTATCGGCGTGGAACAGCCTCCTACAACATGCCTTAAACCCAATGGTCGCATCGAGGTGAATTGGCCGGAGAATCTGCGCGATAAGTGTGGTCTTTTCGGCCATACATACCGCGAAGTATATCTGCAGACATTCTCGTCCTGCTGCTTCCACGACATCACCTACGACAAGGACATTGTCGATAAGTACCTCGCTCGTCCGGACTTTTATCGTTTGAATATTTCTTTGGAAAACGACTGCAACGGCACTTCTTCGGATGCTTATTTGCAGCTGACATTTTCGCTGAAACACATCGAATTTTCCGGAGGGTACAACTTCGCAAACCTGTTCAGTGCTGAATACCGTAAAGATACAGGCTGGTTCGTTGTATCCGGAGAAGGCGAAGTCCTCATGGGAGCGAAGAAATAAAAAGTCGCCGCTCATCTTCGGATGGGCGGCATTTTTTGCTTGCCAAAATGTGCGAACCGTATAGAATGGTATTTGTACGATAGATACCATCTACTAAGGCGCTATTCGCGTTCGTACAAAAATTCATAATTTCGCTGAGGCGGACTTTCCGAGAAATCGGGAGGCCCGCCTTTTTGCGTAGAAGGGAAGTATTATTATGGCAACTAGAACAATTTTATTCCGTGGCCAAACGCGGCGCAAGGGTGAACGGACCTCCATATCCGGTATCCCACTGCCAGGCATCTGGGTCGCGGGCGGCGTCTTTCCTCAGAACAAGGGATATGATTACGCGATAATCTACCAGCAGAACCCGAAGGTTGAGAAGTACGTTGTACATGCGGACACTATTGGCCAGTATACTGGCATCAACGATTCTCTCGGCAATTTCATCTTTGAAGATGACATCATCACTTTCTGGCTGAAGAATGATGCGACCCGAACACGCCGCAAGGGTGTAGTCGAGTATTCTGAATCGTCGGCCCGTTTTATGGTTCGTGTTTGCGAATCCACGGGCGTTGTCATGCTCAAGGATTGCTGCTGCATTCACGTGATTGGAAATGTCTTTGACGGTGAATTCGACAAGAGTGAAAGCGAAATGAAGCAACTTTATACTGAATGCTTGAACCTTGCAAAATCCATTGACGCTATCATGCTCTGCTACAACCCGGACATCGACGCTCTCAAGGCTGAAAATCTTTCTGATATGGCTGTGCGCTTGCTCGATGGAGTTTCCCGCCGTGACGTTGTCAAGGACTTAGAGGATTTTTGTGACAAGTGGAGGCATTACAACGAACAGGCAGCAGCAGAATCTCAAGTGATTCTTGACAAAATTTCTGAGCTGTTCGAAAAGGATGGTGATAGCAAATGACGACCGAAACTGAATACCAAAATGCCGTGAACTACCTCACCAAGCTCCTGAATGGCGGCTTGATGGGGGAGCGAGGCAGTAAACCTTTGCGTATAGCCATCGAGGCTTGTGAGCTGCAAATTCCAAAGCAGCCCATCTCGAAAAGCTGGTCTCCGAACCTCTGCCCACATTGCGATGCGGACTTAGGCGGGGACTGCAACGATGGGTACTACCAGAATCCACATTATGAGCGATGCCCTGTTTGCGGACAAAAACTCAAATACATCTAACCGGCAGGGAGCAATCGTTCCCTGGAAATCATTACCCCGCACAGGCCCCAATGCTGCCTGTGCATGATTTTTTTATATTGCAAGGAGACTATCATGGAATACAACAAGAAGTTTGACCCTGTAGCTCGTATGAGACACGAAATTGAGCACAGCAAAGAAACTGTCATGCTCTCGCGTGACGGCAAGATGGTTGGCAAGATTGTCAATCGTCATTCTTACCGCTGCCAAATGGAAGGATGTCGGGGCTGGCGCATCTGCGTCAAATGGCCAGATGGACACCACACTTACCCCTGCTCCTGCGGCTGCCGGAGCATCGACAAAAACACGCTGCAAATTGTTTAGCAGAAAAGGAGAATGTATCATGACTTTACCGACCAACCATCCATACTTTTTCACTTGCCCGCAGTGTGGCTGCAAGCTTATTTCCGTATCCAGCGGTGTAAAGGCTAAACCGCATTGTCCGGAATGTGACTATTCTGCTGATGACGCATTCGTGGTCAAGGACCGCATCATGAACGAAGCTATGAATGTCATCGCCGATAACGCAGAACTGGCTGAAAACTTTGCCGAAACCGTGAAGCGTGAAATCGCAAACGACGACGGTTCATATGCACACATCGGTTTCCACTTGGCAAACGACATTCGGAATCAGAGTCCCACGTCCGAAGTGCTCCTTACCCTCTGCGGCTGGAACATTGACACGCTACTCGACAAAACGCCTCCCATCGCTATCGAGGACTGACGCCATTGGTACTGTCCAGAACATCAAAACTTTGGCACAAATACGCCTTGCTGATACGTGCGAATCAGAGATAATAATATTTGTACGATAGATATCATTTGTCTTTGACAAGGTCTCTTGTGCATGTACTATTCACAATTTCGTTGAAGAGCGGACTTCTTGTTATTCAGGAAGCCCGCTTTTTATATTAAATTTTAAGGAGTGTATTATCTATGTCTAACAAAGCAAACCAATCCGTTCTGGTCAATGACACCAGCAGCTACTACCTCAAGCAGTATGCAGCTCTGCAGTTCCCGGGCTCCGTTGACAATTTCGGGACTAAGACACCCATTCATCTTTTGCAGCAACAGGAAGAATCTGAGCACAGCGTATCCTTACGTGAAGCTTGCGATTCGGACTATGACCTCGATGGTGCGCAGTTCTTGTTCGAGGGCGCGACTTATGACTCGGTGACAGATTTGGTCAAGGACAATCTGTGCCTTGACGACGAAGAATCGATTCAGAAATACAATGAGCATCCTCGGTTTGACCCGTTTATTCCGTACAATGAACTGGTTGACAAAAAGAATGCCGACAGGGAAGACATCCGCGATATTCGTGATTCGCACCGTCTCGACACGATGGCCGACTATGTCGATATGTACTCCACGGCAAGCGGGTATGATACAGCAGATGATATCACGGTTCTGCTTCCTTCTTCCTCGTATGAAACTGTGGGTATGGCGTTCACACATCAGGCTCTCAAGCAGTATGAGAAGTCGATTGACAATCATCTGTTCCGTAAGCACCGCTGCTATGCGGCGTGCGGAGAAGGCTATGGCCGTGAAGCTGGCGACTACTACCCCATCATGAATTTCATTCGTGATGCAGGGGAGCAGCTGCTGATTCAGGACCTCGAGAACTTCGATGTCAAAGTGATGGAGCTTGCTTCCGATGATGAAGTCGCTGACTTTTATTGCGAACATCCTCACGAGTTGTTTCGAGCTGCTTATATCAAAGTCTCTGAAAAAGACACCATTGGCAAATGCTATTCTCGTCTGTACGTCTTTTGCTCCGGTCACGAGGAAACCTTCTCTGACGGAAGCAGTTTCCCGGTTTGCGACAGCCATTATGTCATGGCCGTCAAGGAAGGGAAGGGATACAAAGTTCCTTATCCTTTTGACTGCAACCGTTTCGCCGATGAACTGAACAAAAAGTTCAATGAAAAGGAACGCTTGACACCCGCTCAGCGCCTTTTCTTCTGGACTGAGTACAAAAAACCTATCGAATAACAAAGAGGAGAAATTGCTATGAAAAGCTTTAATGTTGTTGTGACCGTTTCCACTACCATCTGCGTTGATGCCAACACCCCTGAGAATGCCATCAAGAAAGTACAGAAGGCACTTGACGCCAACGATGCTGGGACTGCCATGCAGCTTGGCGAAAACCTGTCGTGTGCTTTGCGCGATGGCGGCTATCAGGTGACTAATGCCGTTGAAGTGGACGAGTAAGGGGAGACGCGATATGACAATCCCTTTAATTCCTTGTCCTTCCTGTGACTTTACGCTCAAGCCTGTCTGGTTCTTAGAAAAGGAGCTGGACAATCACGGCCTCCCAACCGGACGCACTCGCAAGGCTTGCAGCTGCTTGCTCTGTGATATGTGCGGATACAAAGAAACAGTAGACGATTCATTCGATGAAGCGTACAAATGATTTAAGGAGCAAAAGAAATGATTAGATTTTATATTCAGAATTTAGAGGATTTTGATGAGGCTTGTGAGGCTCTTGACTCCTGCGGTGTTAAATTCGAATTGGACGGTGGCGACCGCATTATGGTTGAAGATGAACTTCGTCAGGATGCGCTCAGTGTCTTCGACGAATATGACATTGATGCTGAGGAGGTCTGAACTATGCTGCGTCCCAACAAAATCAGTCCCCAAAAACCATGCCCATTCTGCGGTGCCTTTCTCGAAAATCAAGCACCCAGCGTCCTCTGGTGCCACCCGCAAAACGGTTGTTTGCTGAGTCTCCGTGCTATCGCCGGAGACGACCAAATTGCTCAGTGGGATACGCGATACGGTGAGACGGCTGGCAAAAGCAATGTAAATTGTGAGGAACGATAATGGCCAGATTTTTCGTTTATAGCACGAAGGAAGCTGCTGCGGCTTTGAAAGAAGCGCATATCCCTTACCGGGTACACGGCGAATGCTGTATATCGGTGAACAATGATGATTACAGCACCGCTGTTGAGGCTTTCTTTCGCAACAATGTAAGTTTTCAACCGGAATAAAGGAGGTATTTCTCATTACAAGATTCTTGGCGTTTGGCCTTGCTGCCGCATGCGCCGCACTTGCTCAGGAAGCGATTCCGTATTCACTTGACTGCCATCGACTGATTCTGGTTGATGAAAGCCATTACTTTGAAACCATTGATATTTTCGATGATTACGACATCGATTTCGATGTTATCGGAAATTTTTGAAAGGAGAACTGTTATGTTTACAAAAGAACTCTATAAAATCACATGTACCCGCAACGGTGAAACCAGCGATATCGGCACTTATTTGCTGAAGCCTGGTCCCGAGGCTCCAATGGACTGCTACCGCAACTTTTTGAACAAAACGGATGTGGCCGTTTCCATCAAAAGCGTACCGGACGGATTTATCATCACTGATAATTCTGAACCTGACACCAGCTACCACCTGATGTTTATCCCGATGGACGACGATTTCTGGGCCCGCTGCGCGGCTGAAAAGGAAACCAAATAGTACATATGCCCCTTCGTCCTGCTTGGGATAAGGGGGCTTTTTTAGTGCAAAAGCTCTCATATTTGAGGTGAAAACATGCCGGAAAAAGTCAAAAAGCCCGCTAAACCCACGACTAACTTGTTGCAAAATATCAGGTCGCCGCGACCGTCACAAATCGATGAAAATGTTCCAAAATCGAAGCACTATCGTTCGGAACTTGAACCCTTGCTTGGTGCTGCCATCACACTCAAATGCCCCGACTGGACAATTTTTCACGAGGAACACTATACAAAAATTTTGCTAAAAGCTGCTTCTGTGATGAAAGCTCCATCCGGCAGATGCGTGCCTCTGCCAATTGCCGTGGACCATGTTTGGGTTGCTGTTGACCTTGGATGGGAGCAGCGGAACAACCCGCAAGAAGGCTGTTGTTTACTCGTTCGTGGGTTTGTGGAGGAGTATGTATCCATGCTGCACAATACCAGGAACATCGGTGTACGAGCGTTATCAATACACATTGTTTTTTCTGGGAACTAAGCGTTAGTCGCGTTCGGGCAGCTTCTTTGTTGACAGCCAGGCTGTGCTGCTGTACGATAATTTCATCGCATCTGAGTCTTAATATTTCTCGTGTTTTTGTCTTGACTTCGCTTGCAACCGCCATATACTCTTTAGTGTACAATTGATGACATCCTAATCGACCGTATTCACAATTCTGCAGACAATGGCAGACTTACCGCTTTGGTGGGCCTGTTTTTTATGCATTGATGCCGCTTGCTGTTAAGCAGGTGGTTTTTTGTTGACGCTGCTTGCGAACGGCATAAACTTTTAGTTGTACGATAGATATCATCTACCAGGCGCGTTTTGCGTTCGTACAATTCACAATCTCGTACAATGAAGGCAGATTCACTTTCGGGTGAGTCTGCCTTTTTTGTTTGTGATAAAGGAGGAAAACGTATGATATAGCAACGCTAAAATACTTTGTGTCAATGTTGTTTTTTGTTGAACCGAGAACTTTTTTGTGCTACAATAAATGGAAAGACAAAAGAGCTCTCCTAAATTTTGAAAGAAAGGAGAGTCCGTAATGAGCGAGGAACTTACAATGAAAAAATATCATTTTATCATCACGCCTACTGGCGAAAGAAAGCTCGTTTTTTCACCTGATGTTACATACATCGATGGTAAAGATGCTGAGTGCCTTTATAATCAAATCATGAATGGCGAACCTTCTACCGAAACCGATGAACAAGCTATGAAAAAAATCGCAGAAGAGGACGCACGTTTGCGGACACTTGAAGCAAATGGAGCTCAGATTTGAGCCAAAATTTTATCGGGAACATCTTGGCGAAAAAAGTGACCACAAATCCCTTATCCAAGATTTCCAACCCACTAGGCCAGAAGGCTATGGCTTGACAAGATATCTGCAAGACCAAGCTTTCGTTGATGAAGAATCCGGAAATATCCGCACCTATTTGATTCGTCAAAAAGGGACCGGCGAACTTGTTGGATATTATTCGATTCGTGCAGGAAATATCTTGTTGAGGCAAAATGAATCGACGAATGTCATCTCTGGAATCGAGCTTACGAATTTTGCTGTAAACGGCAAATACAGAGTGCGTCACCCTAAAGTTACAATGGTCGGAGCACGAATTTTCTATGGATTTATCATGCCTCAGATAAGAGAAATTCGTGAAACACTTGGTGTAAAAATTTTGTATATTTTTGCTCTTGACCAAGTTCCTTTGTTAAACTACTACAAACGATTAGGCTTTTTGTCCCTACAAAAGCAAGACGAACAATTTGTTTATCAAACATGCAAACCGTCCTATGATGTAACTTGCATTTTCATGTATAAACTGTTGTGATTTTCGCCCGTTTACCGTATCGGTAGGCGGACTTTGCTTTTTTGTTGACGCCGCTTGCGAACGGCATAAACTTTTAGTTGTACGATAGATATCATCTACCAGGCGCGTTTTGCGTTCGTACAATTCACAGTCTCGCACATTGAAGGCAGATTCACTTTCGGGTGAGTCTGCCTTTTTTTGTTTGCGCGAACACAAGAAAGGAAGGAATTAACAACAATGACTGCTAATCTGAAAATCGGTCCTTGCCCAAAATGCGGCAACACTACATTCATCACAACTGCGCATGTAACCCAGACTTGGCTGGTGGACGAGGACGGCGACTTTATCGAAGCCAAATCTGACTGCGATGAAGTGACCCATGCACCTGATGCCGAGGATTTGTTCACATGCTCCAAGTGCGGGGCTGAGGTTCCGGCAAAATAAGCATACAGCGAATAATTTCGCGAATACTTTTGCAAAACCATTCGTACATACCATCGTTAAAAAACAGGCATGACCTAACGATTTGTTAGGGTACTATTGGAGGAAAATACTATGAACAACCGTGTACCTGAAGTCTTTTTGTCCGAGATGTTCGGTGAATTGCGCATTATGAAGGATAACAACAAATTCTATTTTTGTGCCGCAGATGTTTGCTCGGCCTTGGGCTATTCAAATCCAAGCCATGAGCTGAACATACATTGCCGCCATGATGGCATCAAGGCTGGCAGGACGGATGTGAACGGCGTTCCCCGCATCATCAAGTTCATCTCAGAAGGTAACGTGTATCGCCTCATTTGCCGCTCCAACAAACCCGAAGCGGAAAAATTTGAGACCTGGGTTTTTGACGAACTCTTGCCCCGGATTCGCCAGACCGGCGGTTATGTGAATGACCCAGTAGTCTTTGTCGATAATTGGCTTCCGAATACGGACGCCAAAACTAAGGCTTTGCTTGTCACTTCTCTGGAAGCTGTCAAGAATCAGGACAACATTATCGGCGTGCAGCAGGAGAGTGTTGAGTTCCATCGCGCGGTGAGTGCATCCGTGAACAGCGTCGATTTCGGCGAGTTTGCAAAATGTCTTGCCAACGACCGTATCAGCATCGGCCGCAACCGTCTGATGGCGTGGCTGCGCAAAGAAAAGTATATTGACTCTGCAAATGTTGCTTACCAGCGCTACATCGACCAGGAAATCTTCGAGGTTAAGGAAACGGTGTACTATGTCGGCACCACTTACCATACTTCTCGAAAGACCCTGATTACTCCCAAGGGCCAGGTGTATTTGGCCAAAAAAGTATCCAAAGGATACAAAGGTTAATTTTGCTTGACCGCGCTTGCGGAATGAATAAAATCAGTCTTGTACGATGGATACCAGCAAATCCATAGTTATTCACAACCTGTAGCAGAAAGCAGACTCATCTTCGGATGGGCCTGCTTTTTTTGTTTACATGAAAAAGAAAGGAACGATTTCATGAATTTTAACCCTAATAACCAGAACACTCTTCTCACAAAGAAAGTCGCAGCACTATACGAAGCAATGCAGAAGGCTGGTGATAGTGGTCTCGCCTTTATGGTCGTTGACAGTCTCAATAGTCTTGCAAATTATGCCAGGTTTTTGGCTGAACAAGAAATCTTAATTCAGCAAGCTCGTATCACGATGGATGCTGCAAGCTACCGCATTTTTTATCGCAGCGTCGATTCTGCCCGTACCAGTTTGCTCGAAAACGCGGCTGCCAATGTCGCTTTACTCAACCGGCTGTGCAAGAAATACAACACAGACCAGATTGCTGGAAATGTGGCAGACACAATTGAAGCCGAAATGAACTCCGGCAACATGTATTCTCTTGCTAATTCCCCGGCCTACACTGCATTCGCCAAAGAGGTACTCAACACCTATTATACGACCGGTTCAGCCGGAAGCATCTGTAACAAGTAAATCAATCCAAGCCCTTTACGGGGTCCACATTGCGGTGGAGGCAAAAGCCAAGAGCCGCACGATGACCCCGCGTTAAGGGGAGACGTATGAGTATCAATCTGAATAGCCGCAACAACACCCTCTGCTGCAAGGTCAACGACCTGTACACCGCCCTCATGGCCTCTGAACTGCTGAACGACTGCGTTGATGACGTTGTCGTGATGCTCAAAACCTGTGTTGATTACGTCAACATAGTGTCGAGTCAGGAAGTCCAGATACAGCACGCGCGTTTCACGATGGACGGTGAGGAGTTTCGACAGTACGTCATGGAACTCGACCGTCATCGCCGTGCGTTGCACGAAGGGCTGATGGCACGGGTGAACTTTGCCAATCGTCTGTGCGTGAAGCTGAACACACCTGTTCTTGCTGAACGGGTCACGGAAGAGAACCGAGAAACCTATTTTGCTTTCGCAAAAGAGGTGGTCGATTCCTATTTCGGTGAAGCCATGCAGAACGGACGATTGCTCTAGGGCAACATTGTCCCAACCCGTTTTAACACTACAACTATGGAGGTATTTATTATGTCTAATAACAAAGAAATTATCTGCAAACTCATCAAAGCCAAGAACCAGGAGGCCAACAGCTACACAGACCAAACTTGCTACAATGCTGCCTACTGCTATGGCTACGTGGACGGCGCAACTATGGCACTGAACACTTTGAGCGGCGTACCCGAACGCCATAAGTGCTATGCTATCCTGTCCCATTATTCCAATGAAGATATCGGCACGTTTGACTCCGTTGCAATTTGCGGCGGGGTACATATGAGCTTTGAGTCGGCCAAGAAAGCGGCTGATGAAATGCTTGCGGTCGATAAGGAAAATGGGTGCCACGATGACGCCGTTCCGTACACTCTCGACGATTGCAAAGAGTTTGACGACCTTCCTCTGTACATTGCAGGCGAGTGGGTCAAGGACAAATATGAACACTATCACAACTTTTACGCTGTATTTGAACAGGATGCAGCGCTGTAG